GCGGCGGTGCCGGCGGTTGAGGGCGCGGCGGCCGTGGAGGAGCCGGTCCAGACGGTCGGTGATGAGATCCGTGGCATGGTCGGCAGCCTGAATGGTCTTCGCGAGACGATCTCCACGCTCCACGCCCAGCTAAAGAAGCTCGAGAAGCGTGTGGCTCGTGAGATCAAGGATGCCCGCAAGCGCAAGCGCCGCACGACGCCGCAGCTCGATGAGAACGGTGCGGCGAAGCCGGCCCGCCTCAGCATCTTCGAGATCCCCACGAAGCTGAGTGATGACCTCTGCGGCTTTCTCGGCAAGCCGAAGGGCAGCGAGATGTCCCGCTCCAACGTCACGAAGGCGGTCACGACGTACATCAAGGAGAAGGGTCTGAAGAACAAGCACGACATCAAGCCGGATGCGCCGCTCAAGAAGCTCCTCGGCGTCCCTGAGACGGAGGGTCTTACGTACTTCAACCTCCAGCGCTACCTCAACAAGCACTACCTGAAGGTGGCGAAGGTTGACGCTGCGCCGGTTGCGCCGAAGGTGTAGATGTCTTTGACTAAATAAAAATAAAACGAAAAGAAAAAAGACGTAAAATTCTAAATGAGACGAGAAAATGAATGAAAATAAAATGATATAAAAAAATCTTTTAGTTGTTGGTCTGTTACAGACTCTTTGGTCGATTAGCTTAACTGCTAAGAGACTCTTTGGTCGATTAGCTCAGTCGGTAGAGCATGCGGCTGTTAACCGCAAAGTCGTGGGTTCGACCCCCACATTGACCGTTCAATTCTTTTTTTGATTTGTTTTCCAAAGCAAAAAGAGAGATGTGGGGTATAGTGATTGGAATGCTTCTTGGAGTTGTACTCAGTTTACTTTTAGTAAATTTATTTAGAAAGCCTCAGATTATCATCAAAGAAGTTCCTGTAGATCACTATGTCTATTCTCCGTATTATTGGGGGTTAGGAGAGCGAGGAGGAAGTCTTGGTAGTTATGGCTATAGTGGTGGTATTGCGCATCATAGCGGACACGGAGGTGGTCATGGCGGACACGCGACACATTAAGCGTACCGCTATTAGGCTTTCAGCCGTCAAAGATACGGAATAATCCACTTCTTGAGTCGCTTCATCTCTAGAATCTTAGAATTCCCTACACGATAGTTATAGTGAAGTAGAAATGCATCAGGATGTTCTTGAATTGTATTAATATAAGCACCATTCGGATAGAGTTCCCGTGGCAAAGTCTTATACGGAATTTTTTTCATCTGAAGTTGTTTATTTACCCACACTTGGTCATCTCTAATTTCAGACCATGCCTGAGGATTTAGCGTATCAAATATTCCTTGGTCATGTCCATAAGACCACGCAATAAATCCAGTACAGCAATTATAACATGCTACACAAAGACCCGGTTCTTTTTCATCGCATTGAAAAAAGAGGGTTTCAGGTTCAGTGTCAAGCCGTATAGTTAAATCTGGAAGAAAATCTTTAAAAAGGGTTATGTCTCCATCCATGTAGACACAACGCTTTATCTTCGGATTCTGAGCAAAAGTATGTGCTATTTCAAGTTTAATATAATTATATTTTTGAAACTGTAAGGTTCCCCAAGCAGTTATTCCCGTTTCTCGTGTCCTCTGTGCCTTTGTATAAAGAATTACGGGCAGACCTTCATTACGAAAAAAAGTGTAACTCTCACGATCGCCAGCAACCACCAGTAACTTCCATGGACACTTAGCTGCTTCAATTGTTTTTATAAGATTTAATGTAAGATATTTATATCCATTTGTTGTCATTGTCCAGATAAGTGTATCCTGATAGAGATATGGCTCAGGATTCATTGTGGAGTCTTCAACCACCTCGTTTAGACCTAAATCTTCCAGCACTCAGGAATCTGCTTCTTAATCCACTCACGAATCTGCGGCTCATCCTCTCTCTTTACAGGAAACTCAATGTATGTCATTCCAGTCAGATCATTCAGTCGTGTGGTAAAGACAATTTGAAACATAGTATTCCTCCATGACCATGATGTCATTGTAAATTGATGCCATTCGTGGTATGGCTTAGAATCCATAAAATCACTCCAACTTCTATAAGGAATTGGAGTGATTATTGAGTTACCTGTCTGGGGGGTTGCATACCAATGCGTGGGGATATCCCAAAGAGGAGTATTCATTTTTTTGTCTTACAATTAAAAATATAAAATGATAAATTCAAATTTTTACTATAAAAGGAGGTTTTCTTCCTGTCTTCTTCTATTTTTTTCTCTTTTTTCTTCTTGTATTTTATAGATTTCAGGAAACTCGTTTTGAATTGCAGAAGGGACATTGGGAAAATTATTTCCAAACCGTTTTTGAACAATTCGTACTTCTTGTATATATTTCCATTTTTCAAACTGACGATAGTTTATATTAAACCATATTCTTTTTTGAATATTTCTTTTATTTTCTTCAGTATACTGTGTTCTATAATTATATGCCTTAATATTCAAAAATACATCAGCATTTATATTAGTATTTTCATTTTGTAATTGATCATATGTTACATCATCTTCTATATTTTCAATTCCTTTAGCTTGAGCGTCTCTTTCTGTTTTGATATCAGCTAGTTTTTTTTTAACATCAACAGATGGCTTTTTCAAAAGTGCTTTTTTCTCTTGTGGATTCATAGCAGTATAATCAACGGCTGACTGTCTAAAAAGTGCTCTTTTCTCTTGTGGATTCGTAGCAGATAGTGCAACTGCCCAATCAGGAACTGCTGGCGCTTCTAGAGGAACTGCTGGCGCTTCTAGAGGAACTGCTGGCGCTTCTAGAGGAACTGCTGGCGCTTGTGTAGATGAAGCTGTATTACCCATATTACTAGTATAGTATAGTATTTATTTTATTTTTAAACGAACTCCAAATCACGATGTGTTAAACGGCTCGAGGTTACTATGGAGCTTCCATGACTAATCGGAACAATTAATCCGAGACGTTCATATGCATATTCGCGACCAAGTGTATATCTCCATGCGAAGTCCTCGGGTTTAGTAACACCATAGTGTGCTCGTAAGACTCTATGTACACTACTCATCCAGCGTACTTGCTTCTTCATAAGACGATACGCTTCAACTAAATTCCCCTTTGATGCGATTGCAACAAGGGTCCATTCAGCCCATGCCTCCGTTTCCGCCTCCATATGAGGAAGCGATGCGAGTCGGTCACTACAGGATGCGTGAAAAAGTTCATGTAATAAGACTCGTGTACATTCCTCTTCTCTGTAGATGATGATACCGTCTGTTCTACAAGGAATCGTGTACCCGCCATTCAGATGCTCTGGACCTACAGGTTGTCCTGGAGCAGGGAGTATACGAGGTGCAATCGCAGCAAAGAGACCTACACGATACGGCTTACCTGAAGGAATTCCATAGAGTTGGAATATACGCCCCCACGTGTTCCAAATATTTGGCGGGCGACGATTTGCTTCATACAGAATAATCACCTTTGCTCCCATACACGTTTTACAAAGTAGATTTACTGAACCACTACGATAGCCATCCCACATACGTTTCCGTAGTTGAAGAGTATCATACGGGCTTTTTTCTTCCGCCTCGTGCTTTAGCCACTGTAGGTCGTCCTGTGACGGTGGCTCCTGTATCCACTGTAGCGCCGGCTCCTTGAGTTGAAGTCGCACTGTGTCCACCAACTCCCTGAGGAGCGGTAGCGTGTACTGCGCGAGGTCTGGCATCCTCCTCTGATAGTGCGCCAGAAAGTGCTTCACGTATACGAAGAAAAAGACTCTCCCATGCCATCGGAATCCTATAACTTGGAATGGTCTGACCCGCTGCTGAGCCTTCCTGTTTTGCGAGAATCCTCAATGCAGCTAAGCGATGAGATTCAGAAAGAGGAAGTCGAAGAAGAGAAATCATTAAATGATGAATACATTCAATCCAACGAACATTACGAATTAGACATTCATAGATAAAGGTACGAATCCCCATAACTTCATCAATGGTTGGTTGCGCAGGACGTGATAATCTACGCACTGCCTCATCAAAGAGTGTTTGTGGGTCAAAGAGACCCATTGGGTTTCCACCCGCAGTTACAATACGCTCCTTTACTTTTTCAAAGGCATAATCTTTTCCGCCAACACCCATCTCCTTAAAATGATGAGCAATTCGAATGGGAAGAGGATGCTCCGATGTACACCAAATACTAATATCCGAACCATCTTGTTCTAAAAGACTTTGAAGAATCACACACGATTCTGTGCTGAGTAGATGAGCGTGATAAAACACTAAGATTCTCTTTTCTGCCTGATCCTTACCAGAAAGTACATGAGAACCCTTTCCGAGACGTTCTAGAATTGGTTTCAGAATATGACGGTCCTGAAGACTCATTCGGGATACATCAAATCCAAAATGAATCATTGATGTTTCAAATGGAATCTGGTCCTTTGACGCAATTGTCGTCGCTTCATCCTCTTCTCCTCCATCATCCTCTTTCGGCTTCTCGAGACTCCAGAGTTTCGTCACAATCTTTAACTGAACTCCACGTGCTGCCGCCTTTTTGTAAAGTTCCTGGTGAATCGTATGTCTTTTTCCTGAGCCAGGCGGACCACGCCAACTTAGATGCATCTCCCTGGGTCTAAACTTATCAAACCTTTACACCCAGAATGGAATGGTGCGTCCCGTTACAAAAACTCGAACTCAATAAAATTAGCGTAGGTTCACTTATTACACGTGTGAATCGTGAAAAGAAACCAATGGTCCCACTTTCCTATGTAGATGGTCAAGTGACAATGCCTGTTCTGACAATTCTTTTACCGCACTTGATTATTGATTCATATAATCCCGCAAATGGTCGTCTTGAACTCGCCATGATGACGAACTGGATTGCGAGTAAACTCACTGCGATTCAGACAAGTCTTCTTGAAGTTATTTGTGCCAGCCAAGTGGCTTGGTTTGGTACAAGTAAGTTTTCACGTGAAGAGGTCTATCGGCTTTTTCAACCGATGGTCGAGGGAAATAAACTACATCTCTATTGCCCTTCAACGCTCCAAGAGAAGCGAAAGGGTATGAATGGTATTCGTATCTGGAGAGATGGTATGTGGGTTGAAGATGTACAGCCGGGATTCCTTACACGTGGGCAAATCGTTCGTGTTACTCTACAAATACAGGGTATGAGTCTTCAAATGGGTGTCAATGACACTTCCTGGACTGGTCGTGCAAGACTTCAACATCGTATTTTGGGTATTCTAGTTCAAGCGCCTCGTACACCTGAATGTCTTATTCAATCTTCTGAAGAACTGATGCACTGACTGAAATGAGTGAAATCTCCATATTGACAAAAAGCATAAAGATTACAAACGGGACAAAGACATCGGGATCCGTGCGGATATACATATAACTAAAGATACCGAGCATGAGAACCAGAGCAAATGTCACTCCAAAGATGATTCCCATATTCTTTTGAATGTCATTCAGGTTGTCCTTGCTACCGGCAAATTGACCAAGGGCATAGATAACATAGCCCAGACCTGAAATGATGATAACTAGGAGTATCATTTGAAAGATTTGTGTCGGTGTCATTTTCCTACTGGTATAGGGGAAAATGCTGTTCTAGAGTTTGCTGACTTAGTGGATCCAAGTACCGACGTGGTGGCTCCAAGTACCGACGTACTAACAGCAAGTGCCGGCGTAATCAAAGAGCCAACAGTTATTTGTGAAGCTGAAAGTGAAAAGATGACAAACATCGCAAAAACAAGTACAAGGATTAAAAGAGGTGTAAAGATATACGACCAAAAGCGGACCATTGAGTACCCCATCTGTAATTTACGATGATTTGAATTAGCATACTCAAGTAGGATGGTCGGAGTACGAAAAACCCGTCGACTCAAAAAAACAGGTTCCCATCTTTATCGACCGGGACCCTGTCAATGTCGACCGAGTGTAGGAAAGAAACGTCCGGTCTATGGATGCCTTCCTGCGTCTGAATTACAGAAAATAGCGGCGAAGGTCTTTGGAAGTCGAAACACTTTGAGAGTTCAAGTTGGAGGTGTGAATACATTAGCTCTTCGAAGACAATTAGAAGAGAAAGTAGGTGTGAAACCTATTCAAGAATACTCCTTTCTTCAAGCATTACCTATTGAAGAAACTGAGAAGCGTCGTCTTCAGAAGATGTATTTGCGCCCTGTTCAACCCGAATCATGGCGTGCTGACCCCGATAAATGGCTGGATAGTACAAACATTGAATCGGTTATGAAACAATATGAAGAAGATGTATCGGATTTTAAGTTTATGGGTCCGTATCCAATTGATTTTGCTGCACCCGACCCGTATAATAAAACAAAGACGAAGTGTCTCATAAGTGAAATGTGTAGCATGGATATACCAGCCCTCAAGGCAGCTGGAAAAACTCGTATTGGTATTATTTACAACCTTGACCCGCATAACAAAGGAGGAAGTCATTGGATTGGCAATTATGTCGATTTGAAAAAGAAACAATGCTATTATTTTGATTCATATGGCATGGAAGTTCCAGACCAGATTGCAAAATTTATGCAGTGGCTCACATTACAAGATCCTGGTATAAAATTGGCATATAATGCTCGTCGGTTTCAACTCAAGGATTCTGAATGTGGTATGTACAGTATGTATTTTATCATACAGATGCTG